TCTACTTCTCGAACACCGACAAGGCGGCCAACCTGCCGAACGGCTCGGTCATCTACAAGACGCAGAAGCAGCAGTACATCCAGAACCGCAGCGTGATGAAGGACCACTACATCGTCGCGCTGCCCAACGGCGAGGTCCGCGAGATGACCTCGCACAACGCGGCGGGAACGATCTACAAGAACGACGTCGAGGGCTACGCCATATCCGCGGGCCTGACGAGAGTCGCCTACGTCGACGAGACGTCAGACGGGATGATGACCGTGGAGTCGGCCACGGCCAACACGTCGATCATCTCCAACGCCTACATCCACAAGTCGGAGCCAGGAGAGCTCGAGAAGCTCAAGCAGGAGATCGCCGAGGCGCAGCTCGAGTCGGGCGAGATCGTCCCGGAGAAGTTCGCGGGATCGACCAACCAGCTCATCCGCCTGCCAAAGCCGACTACGGTCGGCGACAAGGTCCCGGTCAGCTCGCAGGGCAAGCCGTTCGTGGCGACCGCGGACGGCTCGACTCTCAAGGGTCCGGCGACGGTCGCCGGCTCGTACTCGATCGAGACCGGCATCGACAGGCTGATGTCGCAGCGCAACAGCGGAGCCGCCGGCCAGTCCGTCGTGTACGCCATGGGAGACGCGGACTACATCGAGGACCAGTCGATCCGCCTGCACATGGCGAAGGACGCGACCACCGGCGAGGAGATGATCGAGATCAGGTTCGGTCTGCTCGAGACCCAGGCCGACGATCTCGCGAGGCGGCTCATCACGAACCAGGGAACCACGGTCGGCGACTGGGCGATGACCGAGATGAAGATGCCGACGGATCTGAAGGCCGGCGACGCGATCAATGTCAAGATCAGCAACTCGACGGGAGCGCTGAAGCCGGGCAACGAGTCGTTCCCGAACTCACGCGTGGTCGGCAAGCCGGAACACATCGGCGCGTCGAAGGCCGGCCTACCGCTCTACCGCGTCGAGGTCGCGATGGCGTCCGGCGCGACCGGGTACATGCAGCTCGAGCAGCGCTCCACTCCCTCGATGAAGACGTACGAGTGGGACCCGTCCAAGGTTCAGTACTCGAGCAACTTCAACGGCGCCGTCAACCAGGACGCCGTGTCCATGGGCTGGTCCGCCAGGAACCTCAACGCCGTCGCCTACGAGGGTCTGAGCGGCCACTCCGGGAAGATGCTGTTCGACGACCAGGGCAGGAAGATCGTCAAGAAAGACGACGACGGGATCCTGTCGATCTCATCCGTCTCCGGCGCCGCCCGCATGAGATACGACCACCCGGCCGGTGACGCGTACATGACGACCCAGATCGTCCACCCGGACGCGGAGAACCGCAACAGAGAGGTCGACCACCTGAAGGGCATCCGCTCGAACGTGAACGGAGAGGTGCTCATCCGGGTGAACGCCAACGACCCGAACGCGCTCGAGAAGATCAGCGCGATGATGTCCGCCGCCGGTGTCCCGCCCGAGAAGCAGGGCCAGCCCGACGCGGACGACCTGACGAAGATGGCGTTGAACAAGGTCTACAAGCAGTTCAACCCGACGTACACACACATGGAGCAGGCCAACGTCGCCGGATCGAACGACACGGCGGGAGTCCAGAAGGTGCTGTCGAAGATCGACGCCGCCGTCGGTCCTCAGCTCGGACGGCCAGCCACGCTCGACGACGTCCACCTCCGCGTCATGCCCGACGGGCGCGTCACCGTCGTCCTGTCCGACGACGTCGCGGACGCGATCGTGAAGAAGGCGAACTTCACACACGCCTACCACTCCTTCACGGGAGGCGGCTGGCGGCCGGAGATCCTCACCAGCCCCGCGTCTCAGGGCCTGCTGTCGACGGACGAGCGCTGGTCGCTCGGCATCGTGGTCGGCGGCATGAGCAGCAAGGCGGACACGACGAACGACTCGGGCAACCGCCTCTACTTCCGCCTCAGCGAGAAGAAGTCCGGCTCGATCGGCCACTCCGGGCAGATGCTGATCTCGGCCAAGGCCATCGCGAAGACGACGGACTGGTACTGGAACTCGGGTGACCGCTACGGCAAGCGCGGGCACTCGAACCTCCAGGCTCTCACGACCTCCGGCTTCGGGGGCAGCAACGAGGTGATGCTCAAGAAGAAGATCGACCCGGAGCTCATGGGCTTCGTCATGTTCCCGAGTGAGTCTGCGAGACAGCAGGCCATCGCGGACTCCAAGAAGAAGGGCGTGACCATGGTAGGAACCAGACCGATCGAGGACGTGTTCCGCGTCGGCGCGACCGTAGCAGACATCGAGGGACTCGGCGCGGACGCCGGCGTCGAGATCCCACTGACGGCCATCGCATGAGACGGCTGATCGCTCGCCCGGCCACGATGGTCATCTCGAGTCCGGACGGCTCTGAGAACCTCACGGTCTGTCTCGCGGCGTACCTCAGCAACGAGCACGAGATGGAGAACACCGTCGAGCTCGAGGGCGAGCAGGACATCCGGCTCGTCGACATCGACACGATCAACGTCCACGTCCCGAACATGCTCTCGGGCTCGACGTCACCACTCGGCTATCAGATCGTCGTTCGTGCAACGATAGAAGACGATGCGGTTGCGCTTCCGAGCCTGCCGGCGTACCCACTTCCGGTCCCGGTCATCATCGGCTCGATCACAGGAGAGAACATGGACACACACATCGAGGCTCTCGTCGAGGACGACGGGTATGTCTCGACTCTCCTGCTCGTCACGGACATTGGGCTCTACACCCGGTACTCACGGACGTGGATCCGTCTGGCCGACGTCGACCTGATCGACGGTCTCAACTCGGTGGAGGTCTATGACGGGGCGGTCGACGTGTACGACACGGCCGACGACGTCGGCCAGCAGGTCTCGATCGAGGGACTCCCGCACGAGGGTCGCGACGCGGTCGGGACTGGCGAGCTGTTCATCGCGGCCTCCGCTCCTCGGACGTTCGACCCGGACGGCGACAAGGAGCCGGTCACGGCCTCCGTGATGGAGGCCGAGCTGCCGGTCATCGACACGTCTGAGCAGCTGCTCGCGGCGCTCGAGACCGCACGAGACGACGAGTCGCTCAGGTGGTACATCGAGAGGCGAGCCGCAGCGCTCGGGGTCGAGGTCGAGATGCCATGGTGAGAAGCTATCCGGTACCCGCGAGCATGTCGTCCACGCTCCTCGGTCCAACCGCCACGATGGACGACATCGACCGGCTGATCGAGTCCGGAGCGGGATCTGCGACAGAGCGGCTGTGGGCGACGAGAGTTCGTGGAGACTTCGTCTCGAGGATTCTGGACGACGTCATGGGAGATGACAATCGTCTGCCGATGGGGATCATCGCGAGCGTGACGGACGACACCGACATCGTCGTCGCTCTGACCCGCGGCGACAAGGTCTGGACCGCCGACGGCTGGGTGGCCGCCGATCACTCGATCGTGTTCGACGACGTCATCGCGCTGACGCAAGAGGAGGTCGCGTTCACGGCTGATGCCCTGCGTGGCGGAGCAGTCGGCCTCGCGCTCCGCGCTGTCAGTCCGATCGCGTTCATGGACAAGAACGTCGTCCTGGCGGCAGCCGCTCCGCCTCCGCCCGGCTCCAAGGTCGTGGCGGTCGTCGACGAGATCGACAAGGCCGCCGTCCTCGACCTGCTCGCGATCGCTCCCGGGCCACACATCTTCCGCAGACACGACGGCCAGTGGCTGTCGGACGACGACTGGCTGCGTGAGCTCCGGTCGATCAAGCCACCCGCGCTCGTCCAGGTAGACGACCAGGCGAAGATCGACGAGATCGTCGCTCAGATCGACGAGGCGACCAAGGGGAACGAGTTCGAGAAGTCGTCGTCGCTCCGCGGCTCCGCGCTCGACGACAGGTCCGCGGAGATGTGGCTCGAGTGGACGCTGCTCGGCGGGTCGGCTCTCGTCGCCTCGAGGATGCCAAATAATTTACAGAAGTACTGGTTGACGGGGAGGGGAGCTGCAAAGATACGTTGGGGAACCCCAGGAGCGTGGAGACGCTGCTATCGACAGCTCTCCAAGTACATGAATCCGTATATGGCACGCGGCTCTTGCACGAACCTCAGTGAGAAACTGGGCGGTCACGGAGTGGCGACGCATGTCGGCGGCTAGCTCGCATCGCGGCCTTGTGAGCGTCGCTCTTCGGGACTCCTCGAAGCGCAGCTCCAATCTTGGCGCCGACCTCGGGAGGCATCTTGGTGCCGATCGGTCTTGCTCCCGTCCACGGCTCTCCAGCGGCGACTCGCAGATCATGCATATGCTTGGCGTTCGAGGACTTCGTTCCGATGAAGATGTGGTCAGGGTTCGCGCAGAAGTTCAGCTCGCCGCGCTTCTCGCAGACATGTTGATAGAGCTGACCAGGGCCGCGAATACCGACGCGCCGTTCCAAGAACGCGCGGACTGGCGGAGCGCAACTCGGCCTCTTCGCGTACGGAGTACCTCGATTCGAGATGGCAATCCAACAGTCGCCGAACCCACGGTCAACGACGATATGCCGAATGTCGTCCAAGGGCAAGGATACTAACCTATGAGGACGAACCGTCCACGACGTATCCAGTTCGAGGTCGACCGCCGTCCCGCCCTGACCGCGTCTCTCTGGCGCCGGATCGACGCGGCAGTGATCACGGCCTCCTGCTGCACCGATCAGTCGCGGGTGTACGCGCTGGATGACTCGATCCGTGAGGCTCGAGCCCTGCTCGCCGCCACCAACACGGCGCCGGCAGCTGACTCCGAACGGATCAACAACGCGGCTCGCGCGAACACCCGAGCCACGGGCGAGCGAAAGACCGGCAAGCGCAAGTTCACCGAGGAGAAGCACAAGCGCGACGCGGGCGGTCGGTTCTCCGAGTCGGAGGGCGGCGGCCGGTACGGCGGTCCGGAGAAAGGCAAGTCCTACTCGAAGGACAAGAAGAAGGGCGGCAAGGGCGGAGGCGGCAAGGGCAAGGGCAAGGGCGGAGGCGGGGGCGCCGGAGCCGCCGACGAGGCCGACACGCCGAGCGAGTCGCAGAAGCGGGCGGAGCTGCGTCGAGCCGAGGCCGAGGCACGTCGTGTAGCCGCCGAGGCCGAGCGTCAGAACCGCGAGGCGAAGCGCCAGGAGGAGTACGCCAAGGAGGAGGCCGAGCGAGCCGACGAGCAGGCGCGAGACACGGCTCGAGTCGGCCGGTACGAGGCGCTCCAGAATCAGACCAAGGCGGCAGAGGACGCGCTGGCAGCTCACCTCGACCAGGTGAAGCTCGGCTACGAGTCGTACGAGGCCGAGCGTCTCGGAGCTCGAGCGGCCGCTCAGCAGGCCGTTGGTGCCGCCGACGAGCTGAAGATGCTGCTCCGCGAGGCGCAGGCGCTCAACGACCAGGAGCGGATGACGAGCCTCGAGAGCCAGGTCAAGACCGCCGAGGAGACCGCCAAGGAGGCGATGCGCGTCGCCGTGCATCTCGACCAGCAGCGCAACGTGAAACAGGCTCAGGTCAAGGTCGAGCAGGGAGTGGCCAGCCGCGAGAAGCAGCGGCTCGCCGAGGTCCTCGCCGCCCAGCGTCGTGCGGACACCGGCGAGCGCTCGACAGAGGCCGCTCAGAAGCGTGCTAAGGCGGAGGTCGCGCGGAGAGCCGCGGAGGTCGCTCGTCGAGAGGAAGTCGCGAGAGCCGCGACAGAACGAGCCGCTCGAGCGGCCGAGCAGGCAGAGGACCGAGCGCTCCGCGAGGCCGAGGCCGCCGCGAAGAAGGCCGCGGCCAAGGCCAAGAAGAAGTGAAGTTCACACCCAGATGAAGACGGAGGATACTGTCGTGGCAATGCAGGACGTACTTGATGATGGCGTGTATACCACGGGTTGGGTGGGGATGGTCCGCGAGGACCTGTCCGCGCTGATCGCCGCGTCGTTTCCGGCCAAGCCGCCGCGCCAGTGGTTCGACGATCCGAAGCTCCCGGGAGTGTCCGCTCTCACGATCGACAACACGGGTCGCGTGCACGGCCACATCGCCACCTGGAAGCAGTCCCACATCGGTATGGCCGGCTCGGTCAAGGCTCCTCGATCGAAGAGCAACTACGCGTTCTTTGCCACAGGCGCGCTGGAGTGTGATGACGGGTCGCACGTGAACGTCGGTCAGATCACCCTGGCGGGCGGGCATGCCTCGATCGAGGCGTCGGTCGCCGAGACCGTGGCTCACTACGACAACACCCGGTCTGCCGTCATGGACGTGGCCGTCGGTGAAGATCGCCATGGCATCTGGGTCGCAGGCGCTCTGCGTCCTGACGTTGACGACCTGCAGCTGCGAGCGGTCCGTGCGAGCTCGGTCTCAGGCGACTGGCGTCCGATCAACGGGAACCTCGAGCTGGTCGCGGTCTGCTCCGTGAACGTCCCCGGCTTCCCGATCCCGCGAGCTCGAGTCGCGTCGGGTCAGGTCGTCGCACTCGTCGCGGCGGGCACAGAGGAGCTCGTAGAGCTCTCCCTGCAGGGACGTGCAGATGACAGCCTTCGCGAGGTCCTCAACGCGACCACGGCCACTATCGACGCGCGCATGCGTCAGCTCGAGGACGCGCTGCTCGACCGCGTCCGTGACAACCGTCAGGGCCTGACCGCCGCCATCGAGGAAGCCAAGAAGCCGATGCGACGAGGGCCGGCCAAGGGAGACCGACCGCCGACGTCCGTCGCCGTCGTTGCCTCTGCCGACGACCTTCGCGCGCGTGTCCACGCCGGGAACACGACGTGGGCCGACGGGTACGACATCGCGATGCCGCTCCAGGAGTGCATTGTCGCTTCGCTTCGCGATCGAGTCCAACAGCCTGGCGTCCAGGCGTCCGCGAAGAAGTGGGACGCCAAGGGCCGGAAAGACGCGGCCTCGAAGCGCCAGGCTCTCCCGGACGGATCCTTCCCGATCACGAACAAGGCCGACTGGGAGCGCGCGAAGCAGGCTCTCGGCCGGGCGAAGAACCGAGCTCGAGCAGTCCGCCACCTGAAGACTCGCGGCCGCTCGCTCGGCATCTCGAAGGAGAAGCTCGACGCGATCAAGGCCGCGACCGCCTGACCGTTCCACCGCACCGCATCGACGGTGTGGTAGCATCACCACCCAACGAGCGACCTCCGGGTACCTCCACTCAGACGTAAGACGAACAAAGTCGATAACAAGCCAGAAGGGAAGTGCTCATGGAAGCCTTCGCAGACCGGCTCGCACGACTCGCAGAACTGAGTGACGAAGAGCTCACTGCCCTCGAGGGGGAGATGGTCGCGGCGTTCGACGCCGCGGACTCGAGCGGCGATATCGACACGATGCAGCAAGTTGCTGACGCGCTCGATGCCGTTCGGTCACAGCTCTCGGAGCGCGAAGCAGGCGCCCCGGAAGCTGAAGCCGCCGTCCCCGTGGAGGAAGAGCCGGTCGCCGCGTCTGCAGAGTCGGATGAGCCTGCCGAGACCGAAGTGCCAGCAGAACCACCGGCCGAGCCGCCGACGGATCCGCCGGCCGAGACGCCAGAAGAGCCAGCAGAACAGGAGGAGACCGTGGAGGTCACCAGCGAAGACGTCCCCGCGGAGAACCAGCCTGTCGCTGCCTCCGCCGCACCCAACTACACGATCCGCGCGGGAGGTGACATCCCAGGGATCACGGCGGGCTCGGAGCTCGCCAACATGGACGAGCTCGTCGACGCGGTCACCCGCAAGGTGAACACGATGCGAGGCGTCTCCGGTGACGGAGAGCAGATCGTCGTGGCCTCGATCATGCGAGACGAGAGCCTGCTGGACGAGGACAAGACCCTCCGTCCCGGCGACCCCGGCGGTAACTCCGCCAAGATCCGCGCCTTCCTGGCCGCGGCCGAGGGCGGAGACGCCCTGCTCGCCGCCTCCGGCTGGTGCGCTCCGAAGACGCCGCTGTACGAGATCCCGGGCATCGGCACGACCGACACACCCGTGGCCGACAGCCTTCCGTCGTTCGGCGTGGACCGCGGCGGCATCATCTGGACCGAGCCTCCGTCGATCGGCGGCATCAGCTCGATCCTTGCCAACCTCGGTCGCTGGACCAGTGACGGTGCGGGCAGCATGGCGTACAAGACCGGCCTGACCGGCAACGCCACGGCCGGCACCGACAAGCCGTGCATCGACATCCCGTGCGGCACCGACCGCAGCGCGGAGCTCGAGGCCATCCCGCTCTGCCTCTGCTTCGACAACCTCGCGGCGCGGGCACACCCGGAGATCATCAAGGCGAACACCGACCTGGTGCTCGTCGGTCAGGCGCGCTTCAAGGAGCAGTACGTCATGGCCAAGATGTGGTCGGCCACGGGTGTCGTCGCGGCAGCCGGTGTCGGCACGCCGGACACGGCGCTCGGCGCGGCTCGCGACTTCCTGGTGACGGCACGCCTCGTCGCCAGCCAGCTCCGCTGGCGCAACCGCCTCTCCCCGGACCAGGACGTGCGCATGTACGCACCAGGCTGGCTGCGCGACGCGATCGCGGCGGACCTCACGGTCCAGATGCCGGGTGACGACACGCTGTCCGTCGGCAACTCGACGATCGCGGGCTACCTCAACGACATCAACGTGTCGCCGGTGTGGACACTCGACGACGTTCCGGTCGGTGTCGGCACCGCGGTCACCACGGCCGCGAGCACGTTCGACAGCTATCTCGGCTGGGCCCAAGCAGCGGAATGGATGATGGTCCTGCCGGGCGCCTTCGTCCGTCTCGACGGCGGCTCGCTCGACCTCGGCGTCGTCCGGACCAAGGAAGACGTCCAGAAGAACAAGTACTGCGAGTTCGCGGAGACGTTCGAGACCGTCGCCTACATGGGGCCGCAGACCGCGGCCAACGCGTGGGCAGTCCGCGGAACAACCGTCGTGGCAGTCCGAGGCGGCTTCGCCCCGGCAGTCGCGTCCATCGGTGCTGGCGGCGTCGTCGGCGAGTGACCGAGCGGAGCGGCCGCTTCTTCGAGGGCGGCCGCTCCGATTCTCACCTCTTGAAAGGAGGCGAACATGGCAGCAAGAGACGGCGCAGCGAGTGTCCAAGGAGAAGTGATCCGAATCACGCCGCTCAACTTGGACGGCACGGCCGACTCCGCCCGCCCAGTTCTCACAGCCGAGGGATTCATCTCGGCGTCGTTCTCACCTGAGTTCGAGGACGGCGACGAGATCACGGAGAAGGCCGCCAACGGCAAGATCTGCATCCAGTACAAGGCCGACGACTCGATGAAGGGAATCACCTTCAACGTGTCGCTGTGCTCACCCGACCCCGAGGCAGCGAACATTCTGTCCGGCGGTCGCGTGCTGTACACCGCGTCTCCCACGACCGTGGTTGGTTATACCAGCCCCGCGGTCGGAGCCTCGGTCGGCAACCCCGTCTGTGTGGAGGTCTGGTCGAAGGCGATCGTCAACGGCAAGCCGGCGGCCACCCAGCCCTATTGGCACTGGGTGTTCCCGTACGTCCGGGTGCGGTTCGACGGGTCACGCGAGTTCAGCAACGGAGCTCTCGCCAACGAGTTCAGCGGCAACGGTCTGGGCAACGACGCGCTCTGCGCGGTCGGCCTCGGACTGGCGGCCGACGACTTCTCGTCGACGAACTACGCGGCGGCACTCGCCAACCCGTTCAGCTACGTCCGAGCGTCGGACAAGCCGACCCTCGGCTGGAGCGGTACGTTCAGCCCCACGGCGACGAACAGCATCGTCAAGGGAGCCGTCTGCGGCGCGGGCGTCATCACGCCGACAGGCGCGACCGCCGGTATCCCGGGTGCCTTCACGCCTGCAGGCGCGACGATCCCCGCGAACCTCGCGGCTCTGACCGGCGCGAACCCCGCGATCGTGGCCAGCCCCGCGACCACGTGGACCACGGGCCAGTACGTCACCCTAGGAACAGGTACCGCGCACTGGAACGGCACCGCCTGGACGTCGGGCGCGAAGCCCTGATGATCTGAGCTCGGGGTCGTTCCAATCCGGCCCCGAGCTCACTCACCATCGAGAGGAACGACATGCCCTTCGTATCGAAGGAAAGCTTCAAGGTCGGCGACACATGGCTGACCGACTCCGCGAGCACCAACCCGCTCAACCAGAACGACGAGCTGTTCGGTGCCAACCCGACTCCGTACAGCCTCACGGCTCTCAAGGCGCACGCCGTGTACGGTGACGCCGGCACCGGCAAGCCGAACAACGGCGCGGCCGCGAACGACGCTGCGTACGCCGGCGGCAACTTCATCCTCCTGGGTGACGGCTCGAAGGCGTCGTGGAACGGGACCGCCTGGGTAGCCATCTGATCTGATGGACGCCTCCAAGGAGCCCGTCGCTCTCGTCGCCGCGATCACCACGGCTCTCGTGGCGACTGTGAACTTTCTCGGAATATCGCTAGACTGGAGCAGCGAGATCATCGCCGGTCTCAACCTCGTCATCGGCGGGTGGATCGCGGTCGTCGGCTACTTCGTCCGCTCCAAGGTCACCCCGTCGTCCGAGGTCGCGCTGACCAAGGACGACGTGGTCCTGATCGAGGCCGGTCAGGCAGAAGCCAGGGAGAGACCGACCTCATGAAGTACGCCATCTACGGACCGCGGACGAACGTCCACTCGACACGCCACGGCCCGACGAAGACGACCAAGAACATCTACATCGTCCTCCACACGTCGGAGGGTGGCGAGACGACAGCGTCGGCAGAGGCCCTCAGCCGGTTCATGGAGACGCCGAGGAGCGGGACGAACCTCGCCTCGTACAACTGCGTGTTCGACACAGACCGCGTACTCCCGGCCGTGCCGTACAACGTCGTGCCGTACGCGGCCGGTGGCGGCAACGCGGTCGGAGTCCACGGCTGCTTCCCCGGACGCGCCGGCCAGACCCGAGAGCAGTGGCTCGACGACACCTCGTTCGCCATGATCGGCCAGGCCGCACGGTGGATCTTGGACGTGTCCGACGAGCTCGGCATTCCCGTCAGGCGGATCACCTGGCAACAGGTGCATGCCGGCGAGTCGGGGATCTGCGACCACTACGACATCAGCCGCGCGTTCAAGAAGTCGAACCACACCGACGTCGGTCCCGGGTTCCCGTGGGACGTGCTGTTCGACGAGATCAAGGAGATCCGCGTCGAGCACCTGCCGCCGGTACCTGACCAACCAGAACCAGACAGACCCACCATTAACCCACAGAAGGACAACGACATGATCGGACTCGATCTCGGCACACCGGGCGTGGACACGTGGTGGACCCGCATGACGTACTGCGGTGACACGCTTACCCACGTCGTCTCGCCCGCCGATCAGCTTCAGGAGCGGGCGAAGGTTCAGATCACGCCCATCAAGGAGACCGAGCTCGTCGCGCTTCTCGAGACGGTTCAGACGATCGGCGACTCACCGTTCTACGACGGCGGACAGGCTCCCAACCCGAACCTGCATGCCGCCTGGGAAGCGGCTCGCGGTCGAACGTAGGATCGTGCTCGTGAGATGTTCAAGGGCCGCTCGGTCATCGAGCTCATGGTGCTGTTCTTCACGGGCATCGTGGGCTTCGTCATCCTGGCCATCGGACTCACCATCGCGGTCGTCAAGATCAAGAACCCGGACGCAAACATCGACCGAGCGACTGACGCACTCTTCTCGGCCATCACCCTCATCCTCGGCGCTCTGCTCGGCATGCTCACCGTCAAGGGAGCCGCGAACAGCGACCTCAGTCGACGACCTGATGAGCCAGAGCCGCGCGACGTAACGGAGCGCACGGATTGACTCCGCTCACCTTCCTCTCGCTCTGCGCCGTCGTCTCAGGGACGATGGTCGGAACTGCCGAGGCCGTGTCAGACGACGCCGCGGTTCCGACCACACCCGTCTCGACAGAGACTACTGTTGTAGGACAGGGACCCCCCGGTCCTCCAGGACCAGCAGGCCCCGCCGGGCAGACCGGCCCGCGAGGAGAGGAAGGAGCAGATGGATCAACAGGCGAAATGGGGCCTGCTGGGCCTCCTGGGATTCCTGGGCCTGTCGGCCCTCGTGGCAGTGACGGTGGGCAAGGCGCTCAAGGACCCCGTGGAGCGACAGGAGCAACCGGCCCGGCCGGACCTGCAGGTGGTCCGGCCGGACCAGTCGGGCCCGCGGGCGATCAGGGACCCGTGGGTGAGCCAGGAAGTGTGGGGGCGACAGGCCCGGCCGGACCTGCCGGACAGCCGGGAGTGGCCGGCCCCACAGGGCCTGCCGGACCTCCGGGACCTGCCGCCCAGGGCTTGAACTGTCCGTCGGGGTACTCCGGCCAGGCCATCGTTATCAACACGCCGGGCGGGCAGAAGTCACTGTTCGTCTGCGCCGGGTGAGGGCTGCACGCGGAGAACGCTCGAGAGGGTGTCCAGCGCCTGAAGAGCGTTGTCGATCATCCGCATCTGGCTGTGCGAGGCGCGGAGACCCTCTAGCTCGGTCCTGAGATCGGTCAACGCCTCGTGCGCTCTCGCGACCCTGACGGACAGGGCGAGCAGCTGTTCGATCTCCATCAGAGGAACTCGGTGATCAGCTTAGAGTGTGATCTTGAGGACACGCGTGGTCTTCTCCTCCATCACCTTCTCGAAGATGTCCGGCCACATCGCCTCTAGCCGCGGAGCGTTCACCGACCGTCGCACCTGCTCGGTGATCTCGACGATGGGCATGCCCGACGCGAGCAGTCCCTTCGTGTCGCCGTCTAGCTCGTCGTAGATGATTGCCTTCAACTCGTCCTCACGACGTCTGAGCTGGCCGCTCGTTCGCCGGACGTCTTGCAGCTCACGAGCCGCATCGATCGCGGTCTGGCTGAGCAGTGTCATGTCGTCTCCTTCTCGGTCTGAGGTGACAACATTACATCGGTACGGTGGTGGGCGTGGCAGACGAGATCGTGTTCGTGGTCAACCCAGCGGCGTGGGCCTCCGCGTTCCAGAGTTGGACCGGAGCACCTGTCGGCACGTTCATGAATAAGAAGTTGCAGGAGACCAGGCTGGTAGCTCAGCTGGAAGCGCCAGGTCCTGGGAAGCCACCGCGCAACAGGACCGGCGTAAACTACGCGACAGGGATCCTCGAGCGCTCTGTCATCGCGAGACAAGATCGAGCGACTACCGCGCGCGACTTGGAAGGCCACGTCACTGTCCTACCGAAGTACGCACTGATGGTCCACGAGGGAACGGCTCCACACATCATCATTCCGCGCAATCCGCTCGGGATGCTGAAGTTTCGCAACCGCCTTGGAACGATCGTGTTTGCCAAGAGAGTCAAGCATCCTGGTACCGCAGCGAACCCGTACCTCGTGAGGGCCCTCAAGCGGGCTCTGTGACGGCGTATGATCGCCCGTGGCATCTATCACGAGCTGGGTCGACACGCGGACTCTCGCGATCCTGACCGACCCCTTGGCCGCCGCCGACATCTACGCCAAGCTCGAGGCCGAACCGCCCGAGGAGCTCGACGAGGAAGAGGAGCTCTGGCCCGCGGCTCTCGAGCGCGCGGGCGAGCAGGCGACGTGGGTCCTGAGATCGCTGCTCAACGCGAAGGTCCACCCGGCAGAGCAGTGGATGGAGGACTACCGGCTGCACGGTCGGACCGTCGTGCTGCGTCAGGGGCCGATCGAGGACGTGGTCAAGGTCGAGATGTACGACCCGTGCGGCCAGACCGCCACGTCCGAGCTCACCGACTGGTGCTGGGCCGGAGACAACGCGGTGACGTTCGGGGCCTCGAGCGGGTTCTACTCGTCGATGCAGCTGTGCTCCTGCCGAGACGACGTGGTGAGGATCCACTTCAAGACGAAGGACAACCTGCCGCCCGGAGCTCTCGTCAACGTCACCTGGCTGGCGGGCGAACATCTCAAGGCCGCGACCGGCCAGTCGTGCTCGCTCCCCGAGCGGATCACCAGCATCACCCGACAAGGCGTGTCGTGGACAATGCTCGACCCTATGCAGTTCCTGGAGTCGGGCCTGACAGGCGTAGGGCGCCTGGACTCCTGGTTGAGCACGGCGCGACGAGAGCACCCCTCTGCGTCGATGTACGACCCTGTGAAGAGTGACAGGCTGCGGTCGGAGCTGCTCGCGCTGGAGGTCGTGCCGGCATGAGAGGACCTCCTCCGCGGACCACGGCTCAGTGGGTTCAGGCAGCGCTGGAGGTCGAGCGGGCGACGCGAGGTCGCGTGTTCACGGGCCGGATGGCGGACCTGCGAGACGACGAGCTGCGCGCGCCGCTCAAGGAGACGATCATCAGCACGGCCGACCGGACGATGAGAGTCCACACCGAGGGCCGTCGCGTGATCTACAGTCCTCGCGGAGAGCCGATCCTGATCGTGGAGATGCCCGAGGGCGGAAACCAGATCGAGCACGGAGACCATCTCCACGCCGCCATCCGCCCCGAGGCGGCGGCAGTACTCGGAAAGGCACGATCATGACGATGGCAACAGGCGTCTACGGGAAGTTCCTGCTGACGCTCGGGACCGGGTCTCCGAACTTCCTCTTGAACGCCGGAGACACGATCAAGCTCGCGCTGGTCACCGACGCCGAGACGCCCGTCTTCGACACCGACCAGGTGTACGGAGACGTGTCCGCGAACGAGGTCCTCGGCACCGGCTGGACCGCGTCCGGGACGCTCAACTCGCCGACGTTCACGCAGGACACGACGCTCAACCTGGTGAAACTCTCGGGGGCGAACGTCTCGGCGGCCAGCACGACTCTGACGAACATCCGAGGCGTCGTTCCGTACGACGACACGATCGCCACGCCAGTCGTGAAGCCGCTGATCTGCGCGATCAACTTCGGTCAGACGTACAGCACGACCGCCGGGACGCTGGCCATCACCTGGAACATCGCCAACGGCCTGATGTACATCACCTACTGAAGGACCTCTCATGGCAAACGTGTTCCTCCCCGCCGCCTCGGCGACCGCCTT